ATGAACACAGTCGCACAGATGACCCAGACACAGCAGGCAGTCGATTTCGTCGTGGCGATTCCGATGGCGCCGAAGTACCCCACGTTCAATTCGGGCGTGTACGCTTTTGGCGATGTCAACCTGACCTTTGAAGACATGGACACCGACGCCGCACGCCGGGGCTGGATCGCCGCCAACAACGCCCTCTTTGACGGCTGCGACCCGCTGGATCAGGGGCCGGGCATTGAGGGCGATTACGAGTGGATTCGTCGGGGCTGCTGAACCCGACTGGTTTGTTGATAGAAGGAGAATCACATGATGCAGTCTGAGACGATTGGCAAACTGGCGGCGGCGCTGAGCAAGGCGCAGGGCGAAATGGCGGCGGCTCCGAAAGACGCAAGGGGGAACTTCGGGCGCTACTCCACCCTCGACAGCCTGTGGGACGTGGCCCGCCCGGTTCTGGCCAAGCACGAACTGGCGCTGGTGCAGAGCACCGACATTACTCCCGATGGCCGGTGCGTGCTGGTGTCCGTGCTGACCCATTCGAGCGGGGAATGGATTTCCGGCGGCTACCCGGTGGAGCCGGTGCAGAAGACGCCCCAGGGGATGGGGTCGGCCATGACCTACGCCCGGCGCTACTCGTTCTCCGCCATGATCGGGTTGACTTCCGACGAAGACGACGACGGTAACCTGGCCAGCCGGGGGGCTGGCGCAAACGGCAGGGCGGCGGCTCCTAACGGCAGACCGGCTGTCCCCAACGGCAAGGCGGCGGCTCCTGCGGGCGCAAAGGCCGCTGCTGCGCCGGGCAAGGTCAACGTTCCCACGCCGGAGAGTTTCGCCGCCATGCCGGAAATGTCGCCTGACGGACCCCAACCGGGCGAAGACCTGGACAATCTGTTTGACAGCGACGGGTGGGAAGCAGAGTGGACGACCAACGTTCACTACACCGCCGCCAAAGCATGGGGCGAACGGCTGGTCGGGGCAGAGACGGTCGCCGCCCTGTGGCCTACTGTCTTCAAGGCGAAGGCCGCCCACAAGCCGGAGAATGCGATGTCGTTCCTCATCGCCTGGCGGGAAGCAATCAACAGCGCGGCGTGAGCAAAAGAGGGGGGAGGGGCAAGGTGCGCCTCTCCCCAACACTGAAAGCGAAGATGAAGATGCAACTGCGAACCTTTGACGACCTGGTGGACGACATCAAGGCGCTGATTGAGGCGAGAGAGGTGGAACCTTTTGTGTGCGATGGGGGCGAACGCATCCTTCTCTACCCGGCTGGCCATCCAGGTGAGCGGACAGGCACACCCGTCACCCTGGCTGCCATCGAGCAACAACTGAACCGGATTGCGCCGTCCCGCATGGCGGCATGGAACTGAGAGAGGAACGGATGATCAAGCACAACCATTCCGGCTGGCGCATCGCCGCTGTTTCCCCAAAGGCTCCCTTTCTGCCTCGTCTGCGGCGGCGGTGGATGAAGTGGAGCGACGCCCCTCTGCGCCTGACACTGCTTGCCCTGCTCGGCTGCGCGCTGCTGGCGCTCGTCTTTGTCGCCCGCCCTTCCTTTGGGGCAAACGAAGGTAGGCCATTGCGAACGCAATAGTCAGCCACGGGGTGGCCATTGCATATGCAATAGGGCATGGCACGGGGAAGCCATTGCGAACGCAATAGTCAGTCAGGGGGCGGCCATTGCATACGCAATAGTGAACGGCAGCGGGTGCCATTGCATACGCAATAGGGCATGGCACGGGGAAGCCATTGCATACGCAATAGTCAGTCAAGGGGCGGCCATTGCAAACGCAATAGGCAGGGGTGGCGTAGTAGTGAGTAAGGAGCGGGGGGCGACATGCATGACAACCGACGAACGGCCATTACCCGGCAGACTGCGCAGACTCCGCCGCCCGACGTGCGGGAAGTGATGGGGGCGCTGCCGGAGCGAGCGCAGCCCGTGCGGGTCGTCCAGGCCAGCAACCAACCCTCCACGGTCGGCATGACAGTCATCGTCGGCCTGTTCATCACTTCCGGCAGCATCCTCGCCGGGGTCTCCATCTACAAACTGTTCGGCGTGCCCGGTTGGGTCGGCTTCATCGCCGGGTTCGCCCTCTGGCTGATCGCTGGCGTCGTCTGCCTCATCATTCTCAACGGCGATCTGCCCGCCGTCCTGGAGATCAAAGAGAACGAAAAGACCGAGCGCAAGCGGGTGTCCGCCGCAGAAGACATCGCCCACCGCCACTACGACCTGGCCGAAAAGAGCGAAGAACATCGCCACCTGGAGACGATGGCGCACATCCACGCTGACCAGCGGCTGGCCGAACTGCAAGACCACATGCGGGCAATCTACGACATGGTGCAGCGGCTCACCCTCGATCAACAGGCGCTGCCCAAGACCGGCTCCTTCACCGTGCAGCGCAGTTTCCCCGCCCGTGAAGCCGTGGCCGACTACCTGCTCAGCCTGTACGGGGAAGACGGCAAGCCATCGCCTGAGTTCCTTCACCCGAAAGGGCACATCAAATTCGGCGTGCCCTGGCGCTCATCTGGCGGCGAATGGAACCGGGAGACCTGGGGCCAAGAAGCGGTGGCCATGCTGACCAAACCGCAGCACGGCCAACCGCCCGTCATCCTCCCCGTCCTCCATCAAGGGCAGAATCGAGGCTGGCAACTCAACATCGAGCACTATCCCACCAAAGCCGCCGTCATCGCCTGGGTGAGCCGCTTCAAGGTGTAGAAGAAGCCTCACATCAGAATCACTCTCACTTGCAAATAATCAGTAAAATTGATAATATATTGTCATTGTTGATTATTCGGGCAATGGGCAACGGAAAGGAGTCTTCTGGTGAAAGGGCAAAAGCTGTTCGTCTGCAACGTGGGGTCTCGCCTGTCGGGGCTGCACGTCGATTCGTCCGACGACGATCAACTGGTGGTGACGGTGGGGAGCAAGGCGCAGTACGTGGGCGTGACGCCGTTGGCTGACAGGACGCACCACAAGGTTGGAACCGCCGACGTCATCGAGTACGACTTTCGGCGCTTCATCACTCACCTGCTCGGCGGCGTCTACAACTGTCTGGCCGCTCTCTACGCTCAATTCCCGGACGTGCAGTTCGTCCATCCGGCCATGACGCCCCTGATTCGCAGCCGCACCCTGTTTCCCACGATGGCGACCGTCCACGCCTGCCGTGGTCACGCCCATGCAGAGCACGCCAAGATGGTTCAGTCCGGTTCCTTCGACCCGAAACTGGCGGGTCGTTCCCTCCATCTGATGCAGGAGGCGGCGAACCTGCTGCGCACCGGCCAGCCTGCGGTCAAAGCGTCGGACGAAGCCGTGGCCGTGCGGCGGGGCGAACTGGGAGCCGAAGCGTACAACGATCTCTACGAACAGGCGGAGACTTTGACGATGGCGCTTTCCCCTCACCGCCTGCTCACCCGCAATGTCACCCATGCAACGCCAGCCGTCTCCCAACTGTGCATCGACGTGGTGGAGAACGCCTGGGCGATGGGCGGTGCGGCATGAGCGAGGTAGGCGATCTGTACAGAGAACTGCGCGCTGAGTCACAGGCGAAGCGAGCGCGTAACCGTGACTTATCCCTCAAACTGCTGCGTGACCGGGACATACCGTTCGTGGTCAAAAACGGCGGAGCGCACATCATCGTCAACGGGCGCATCGACTTCTGGCCCGGCACCGGTCTGTGGATTGAGCGGGGCGGCCCACGAGGACGGGGCGTCAAAGACCTGCTGCGTCATATCGGGGCGTGGTGAAAACGAATCGGAGAATCAACCATGACGACAACCAAGACCATCCGCAAGTTCTACGTCATCCAGCACGACGAGTGCGCCGCCTGTCAGGGGGCTGGCGAAATCTACCTGGAGAGCGGCGAGTGCGACGACTGCCCGGCCTGCGGCGGCACAGGCGGCGACAAAAAGGAAACGCCTCTCGAAACGGCGCTCAAAGCCATTGTCTTCAAGGACATTCTGAAGGCGGGCGCGCTGTGAGACATTCCCGAACGCCCACTGTCATCGCCACTCCAGTCCCACCGACGAAGCAGGACGTACTGGACGCCGCCGCCCATTGGCAAAAACTGGCGGAAAGCGAAGAAGCCGCCGCCCAGAGCGAAATCGACCAGGGACTGCCGCGCGGCGATGTGTCGTCCTTCTTCATCCGTGCGTCCCGCTACCGAGAAGTCGCCGCCGAACTGACCGCCGCCGCCGCAACGATGGACGACTCCCATGCCCATTGACTACCGGCGCTACCCGCCGAACTGGAAGGCCATTCGTTTGTCCATCCTTGAGCGGGCTGGCCATCGGTGCGAACGGTGCGGGCTGCCCAACTACGCTGACGGATACCGCAACTGGGCGGGCGTGTTCGTGCCAACCCCTGGCTGCACGCCCGGCCAGCCGGTTCCCCAGACGAAAGGTGCGAAGTTCTTCCGCATCATCCTCACCATCGCCCACCTCGATCACGACATCGCCAACAACCACCCGTCCAACCTGCTTGCCCTCTGCCAGCAGTGCCACCTGCGCCACGACGCCGCCCATCACGCCCAGAACCGCAGGAAGAAGGCGAGTCCCTAGCCTCATTGCATAAATCACTTTAATTGATATGTTTAGTCAATAAATCCACAGTTAGAATAGTAATAATGGTATTTTTCTCCACCCTGTGTTATGCTTCGCTCAACAAGCAGGTTTGTAAGCAGACGGGCGGGGCAACATGGCCGATATTGATGCACTCAAACTGGACGCACGGAACGCCAACCAGGGCACGAAGCGGGGCAAAGAGATTCTCTCCCTGAGCGTTGACGAAGGAGGGGCGGGCCGCTCCATCCTCGTTGACGCCGATCTCAACGTGCTGGCGGGCAACCAGACGGTCAAGGTGTGGAAAGAGAACGGCACAGGCCGCATCCGCATTGTCGAAACGCAGGGCGATGAACTGGTGGTCGTAAAGCGCACCGACATTTCCCTCGATGACCCGGACACCGCCGACAAAGCCCGCCGCCTCGCCCTGGCCGACAACCGCTCCTCCGAAGCAGGGCTTTCCTGGCACCTGGAGATTCTTCAAGGCGACGCCGCCCTCGGTCTGCTCGACGGGTTGTGGACGCCCGACGAAATGGGCGAACTGTTCGCCTCTGTAGAGACACCCGACGAAGAACCCATCGCCGATGGCATCGCCTCCTTCGCCAACGAAGCGCCCCAAGAGGCCAGCGACACCATCCTCAGCATCGGGGAATACCGCACCTTCGTTAAGCGCAGCGACTACCTCGAATGGCTCGAACAAATCCGTGAAGCAGTGGGCTTCGACAAAGAGGCCATCCTCGCCGAGATGCGCCGGAGAATGGGTCTCCATGCAGATTGAACTTCTCTCGCCCGCCGCTCTCCGCTTCGCCAGCTATAACCCGCGCAAGGTGGACGCAGAGCGTCTCGCCCTGGTGCGCCTCTCTCTCCAAAAACTGGGCTGGCTGCTGCCCGCCTACGCCACCGTGGACGGCGAGATTCTCTCCGGCCATCAGCGGGTCTTCGTCGCCCGTGACTTGGGCTACACACAGGTTCCCGTCATCCGCCTGCCCGCCATGCCCGACAATCAGCGCAAGGCGCTCAACATCCTTTTCAACCGCTCGACCAACGACTTCGCTCTGGACGACACGCCCGCCGCCACGGTCAGCCGCATCGACCGTGCATCCATCGACCGTCTCGCCGCCGCCTTGCCCGATCATCCCATCGACCGCTTCCCCTGCCTCAACCTGCCGCTCATCCCTCTCGCCCCGCTGCTCAAGGCGAATCGGGGGCGCTGGATGCGCCATGCGCACAACGTGGCCAAGAGCCTGCGCCGTCACGGGGTGATCATGCCCATCATCGCCGACGAAAGCGGCTGCGTCGTCAACGGAATCGGGCGCTTGCAGATGCTGGCCGAAGCAGGCGAAAGTTCCTGGTGCGTCCTCACCCTCGACCCAACCCGCGCCGAGTTCGCCCGCGCCATGCTCAACCTGCTCAGCATGGACTTCGACCTGCACACCAAGTACGCCGATCTGCTGCGCTACAACTCCTTCCGCCGCAGTCACCACGTCCGCCCCTACCTGGGACGGGGCATGACCTACTGGGTGATCAAGGGCAGGCCAAGCCGCCAGTTCAACATTGCAAATGCAATGGACAGAGCCAAGTGGGTGAAAGTGCACGGAACCAGCGTTGTCGATTTTGGGGCTGGCCACTTCACCGAAACGGAACTGCTGCGCTCTGCCGGAATCCACGTGGCCGCCTTTGAACCGTACCGGCTGACTGGCTCCGAAATCGACCGCGCCAAGTCCATCGAATGCGCCCGCCTCTTTCTGACCGACGTGGCCAGCGGACGGCGCTATGAGAGCGTCTTCGTCTCCTCCGTTCTCAACAGCGTGCCCTTCTACGAAGACCGGCGCGCCATCGTCAAAATCGTTTCCGCCCTCTGCGACGGCAAAGCCTATTTCGTCGCCCTGCACACCCAATGCGTCGCCTATCGCACCTTCCAAGCCCAGTACCTCAACGACGGCGACGCCGGGAAGTCCCGCCTCAAACTTGACTATGAGCCGGGCATTGCGATGGGCGACATTTCCGAACTGCCCAAGATTCAAAAGTATCACACGCCGGAGGAATTCTACGCTCTCCTCAAAACCGCCTTCTCCCAAGTGCAGGTGACTATCGACGGGGGCAACGTCTGCGCTGTGGCCGCCCAACCCTTCGACATCGCCCACGGGCTGAAAGAAGCCCTTGCCTTCGAGTTTGACCTGCCCTACCCGGACGGACAGCGCATGGGGCTGGCCGACGAAGCCGTCGCCGCCTTCTCGCAAAGACTGGGGGTTGCCCTATGATCGTTCTGCTCGACCTCAACTACACCTTTGCCGAAAACAGTCCGGTGGTCAGGGCGAAGACCGGCGAACCGTTCGCCGCCTGCATCGCCAAAGAGACCTACCGCCTGTGGCTGCTCGACCTACTGCGCCCGCACGTGGTCATCCTTTTGACCGCCCGGCCAGAGAAACACCGCGCCGCGACCCTCGCCAACATCGCCGCACAGACAAACGGCTGGCAGCCAGCCGACGCCTATTTCAACTACGCCAACCTGCCGCCCGCCTCGGCCAAATTCGCCTATCTCACTCAGTACGTGTTCCCCAAGTATGGGGATGCACGCGCCGCCTATCTCGCCCTGGAGAGCAATCCCAAGACCAGGGCCATGTACGCCCGCCAAGACATTCTCGCCATCCCGATTGAGGACGAACGATGCAGAACCCTCCTCGCGACAACGTAGCGCCCACCGGCGCATGGACATTCAACGAAGATGTGACCAGCGTCTTCGACGACATGCTCGCCCGCAGCATCCCGCAGTACGAAGCCATGCGGGATGCCTGCACGTCCCTTGCCCTCCGCTACATCAAACGGGGCGCAATCATCGGCGACTTGGGCTGCTCACGTGGAGAGGCCATCGCCCAACTGGTAGACCGCCTCGGCGCAACCTGCCGGTTCGTCGGCCTGGACATCAGCGACCCCATGCTGCACGCCGCACGCCAACGGTTCGGCAGTCTCATCGACGCAGGCGTCATCGACATTCGTCGCCACGATCTGCGCTCGCCCGGCCTGCCCTTCGCCAACGCCAGCGTCATTCTCTCCGTGCTCACCATCCAGTTCACCCCCATCGAATACCGGCTGCGCATCCTCCAGGACATCTACGACGCGCTTGCGCCAGGCGGGGCGTTCTTGCTGGTGGAAAAGGTGCTCGGCGGCTCGGCTGAGATCGACGGCCACATGGTCTCTCTCTACTACGATCTCAAGCGGCGCAACGGATACAGCCAGGAGCAAATTGACCGCAAACGCCTATCTCTGGAAGGCGTGCTGGTTCCCGTGACGGCTGTCTGGAACGAAGAAATGCTCAAACAGACCGGCTTTGCCCACGTCGATTGCTTCTGGCGCTGGTTCAACTTCGCCGGTTGGTTGGCCGTCAAACGGTGACAGACGCATGGCGAAGAAATCCGGCAAGCGGCTCCAGTGGACGCCCGAAGAAGTGATTGAGGCGATTGTGGATGCAGGCGGCATTGTGACCGCCGCTGCATTGCGTTTGCAATGCTCACGCCAGACGATCTACGACTACATGAAGCGGTACAAGGCCGTGCGTGAGGCCGTGCAAGACGGGAGAGAGAAGACCCTTGACGTGGCAGAGGGGGCGCTCCTGCGCCTCATCAAAGACGGCAACGTGGCCGCCACCATTTTCTTTCTCAAAACGCAAGGGCGAAGCCGGGGCTACGGGGAAACGCCCCCTCAAAGAGCAAGCGAGGCGGAGATGGACTGGCTCGACGCGCTGGACTCCTTCAAGGTCTGACCGTGGGCCGCTATCACGCCAGATTCCGCAAACTGCTCGGCAGTTCTGAGGCGTGGAGTCGATTCGCCCTCGGCATTCCCCTCTACCGCTACCAACTCGCCGTGGCCGAACACCTGCGCACCGTGGCTCAGCAGAGAGATGCATCCATGACCGTTGTCGAAATGCCGCGTCAGTCGGGCAAGAATGAAGTGTCCGCCCACATCGAAACGCTTCTGCTCGCCTCATTCTCCAAGTCGGGCGGCGCTCTGGTCAAAGCCGCTCCCACCTGGACGCCCCAGATCGTCAACTCCAAGATGCGCCTGGAGGCTCGCATGATGACCATCGCCGAGCGGCTGCCCTGGCTCAAATACCGGGGCAAAGAGGGATACATCATTCTCTGCGGCAAGGCCATGATTCAGTTTCTTTCGGCCAAGCCCAACTCCTCCGTGGTCGGCGCAACGGCCAGCATTCTCATGGAGATTGACGAAGCGCAGGACGTGCTGCCGGACAAGTACGACAAAGAGTTTTCGCCTATGCGCGCGTCAACCGGCGCGCCGGTCGTCTTTTGGGGCACAACGTGGTCTGACGAAACCCTCCTCGAACAGCAGAAGCGCGCCATCGCCGAAGGGACGGCCAGAGGCCGCTACTTCCGCGTCACCCCGGAGATGGTGACGGCAGAGAACCCGTCCTACGCCGACTTTCTCGACGGCGAAGTGCGCCGCCTCGGTCGGCAGCATCCGCTGATCAAAACCCAGTACTTTCTGGAGACGCTTCCCTCTCAGGGACGCATGTTCAGCCCTCAGCAGCTGCGGCAGATGATCGGAGAGCATTCCCGCCAAGAACGGCGCAGAGATGAACAGTGGATTGTGGCCGGTCTGGACTTTGCAGGCGCTGACGAAGTGCTCGGCCTGCCCGGTCTGGAAGGGGTGTCCGGCCACGACTCTGTGGCGCTGGCCGTCGCCGAAGTGGAGGAAGTGAACGTGGCGGCGGGTCTCACCGCCCTGCGCATCCGCTACCTCGACCGCTACGAATGGACGAATGTGCCGCCCACGTCGCTGCACACGGCTCTCTATGAGATTCTCAACGAACGGTGGCAGGTGGACGCCCTGCACTGTGACGCCACGGGCGTGGGCGAAGCGTCCACCGCCTTCCTCGCCGCCGCCATCGCCAGACGAGCGGAAGGGGTGGTGCGGGCGATCAAATTCGACGGCGCATGGGCGACGCACAGTCGGCTCGCCTTCAACTTTCTCATGCAGGTCAACGGGGGGCTTCTGCACGACTATCGACCGGACGACTTCGACCCGCTGGAAACAGCCGCCGAGAAAGACCCTCCCCTCCACGACGCCAGCCGCCACGTCTGGTGGCAGAGGGGGCACGCCCGCATGACGGCTCGACCGGGCAAGCGGGTGAAAGTGTACGTGGAAGACAAAGAGGGGCACGACGACCTGCTCGTCGCCGACATGCTCTGCGTGGATGCGGCAATCCGTCTCCTGGGCGGCGAGGATGCCCTGGGCGTCGCAGGAGTGGGATAAGGAGGAACAGCGTGGACTACAACCTTGCCTTGAACATCCTCATGGAGCGCATTGGGCTGGCCGGTCTGATGGGAATGCAGTATGGCGGAGACCGTGACGTCTATGCCGCTGCTGGCTATCCCAGAGACCTCACCTTTGACGACTACCTGCACCGCTACACACGCCAGGATGTGGCCAAGCCCATCATCGATCTGCCGGTTGACGACTCCTGGCTGCACCCGCCGACAGTCTATGACGGTCCAAGCCCGAAAGAGGCTGTGGGGGATACGCCCTTCCTGCAAGCCTGGCTGCACGTCGCGCAGGGCAGCCAGGACGCCGCCACGTTGGACGGCGTGTACGACCGTGGCCTGCTGCATGACCTCAATCGCCTCGACCGGCTCTGCGGCATTGGGCGCTACGCCGTTCTGCTTCTGGGTTTCCGTGACAACAAAGGGTTCGATCAGCCGGTCAAGGCTGGCTCGCTCAAAGGGGCAACGGGTCTCTCCTACGCTACGGCCTTCTCTGAGGCCAACGCCGCCATCGCCGAACTGGACAGCGACCCGGCCAGCCGCCGCTACGGACTGCCTCTTTTCTACGACATCAAACTTGCAGACGGCAAGGTGCATCGCATTCACTGGACACGCTGCATCCATGTGGCCGAAGATTCCGTGGACAGCGAACTGTACGGAACACCCCGCCTGCAAGCCGTCTTCAACCGGCTCATCGACCTGGACAAGGTGCTCCCCGCTGCGGGCGAAGCGGGCTGGCGCTTGCTCAACCCGGCCATTCTGCTCAGAACGCAGGATGGGCACCGGCTGCCCACCAAAGATTCGGAGAGGCAGGCGGTCGAAGACCAGGCCAACGAGTTGATTCACGGGCTGCGCCGGGCGATGCTGGCGCAAGGTCTCGACCCGGAGATTCTCAGCGCCGAACTGCAAGACCCAACGCCCATCGTGGATGTGAACATGCGCATGATCGCCGCCCCCACCGGCATTCCCAAACGCATCCTCGAAGGTTCGGAGCGGGGCGAACTGGCTTCTTCCCAGGACGAGCGGGCGTGGTCTCGCTCCGTGCTGGCGCGCCAGACCAACTTTGTTGCGCCGGTCATTCTGCGCCCGGTGATTCATCGGCTCATCTTCGCAGGCGTCTTGCCAGCGCCCCAAACCGGGCGCTACTGCATCTCCTTCGCCCCGCTGGTTGAACCTACGGCCAACGAAGTAGCGGAGACGGCCAAACTGACAGCCGACGCGCTGGCCGCTGCCGGTGTGTACGTTGACCCGCTGGCCTTTCTCAGCAGCTACTTCCCAGACCTGCACGCAGCTTACGCCGAAGGAGACTTCGATACAGAGGAACCAGACGACGACGACGAAGCAGGCGGCAGCAAAGACGACTCCCTGCTCGCCCTGACCGACGTAACGATTGCCGAACCGCGTCATCAAGTGCAGCCGGGTGAAATCTACAAGGTCGGCCCCCACATCCTCGTCTGCGCCGAAGTGATCGACGGGTGGGACGCCTGGATTGACTATCTCAAACCGGGCTGGCTGCTGGCTCCCTACCCTGGCCCCTTCGTCGCCCTCAGCCTCAAGGCCAAAGAGAAATCCATTCTGTTGGTGCAGCCAGACCCATACATCGCCGGTCACATTCTCGACCGCTATGAAGACATTCACGGCAAGGGGGCGAATCGTCGTGCGAAAGACTGACGGCTCGTGGAGCCACGCGGAACGCAACGTCTACTTCCTCGCCTGCAACGCAGACCAAGTGGAAGACATCCAGACCGGCGACGGTCTCATTCACCCGTACCTGCTGATGGCGGTGAATGAGATCAACCCGGCTGCGGAAGAAGTGCTCGAACGCTCGCATCGGCAGGGCGCGCGCTGGTTCATCGACTCCGGCATTTTCTGGCTGACCAACGAACACAAGCGGGCGCACGGCATCACAATGGACGAAGCCCTCGCCCTCGCCCCGGAAGAAATCGACGGCTTCGACGCCCTGTTCGCCCGCTACGTGGACATCCTCAACCGCTGGAAAGACCGCTGTTGGGGCTACATCGAACTCGACCAGGGCGGGCGTGAGAACAAAATTCGCACTCGCACCCGCCTCGAAAAACTGGGCTTCAATCCCATTCCCGTCTATCACCCGTTCAACGACGGGTGGGACTACTTCGACTTCTTAGCCGAACGGTACGACCGCATCTGCGTTGGCAACGTGGTGCAGGCATCGGCTCCCGTGCGCAAGCGGCTGGTGGCGACCATGTGGGAGCGCAAGCAGAAGTATCCCAAACTCTGGATTCACCTGCTTGGCCTGACGCCCAACCAGTTCCTCAACGCTTACCCGATTGACTCAGGCGACTCCTCCTCCTGGCTGAACGTCATCCGCTGGTCTGGCTACGTGCCGCGCGCCATGCTCAAAGCGTTCGGCCACATGCCCAGCGGCTACCAGTACGTCGTCGGCGACAAAGAGTCCATCACCAAGTATCGGCGCAAGTCAGTGGCCATGAGCGCAGTGGGGTCAACCCTCTCCATGCGCAACTGGCGCAACCACCTGGCCGCCCTCAACCTGTACGGTATCGAACCGTTCGCAGAGGGGATGCTGACTCATGCTGCATAGCGCCCATGCCGTCGTCCGCTTCACCCGTGAAGGGTGGCACCACTGGCCTGCCGCGCCAGAGGAGCGCAAGTACCTTGCTGCTTCGCACCGCCACCTGTTCTACGTGGAGGTGGAAATCGAAGTCAGACACAACGACCGGGAGATCGAATTTCACGATCTGCTGGCCTTCTGCAAGGCAAAGTTCCCCACCGGCGACTTTGGCGCTGCGTCGTGCGAGATGCTGGCGCAGGCGTTGGGCCAGACTGTCCAGTACCAATGGCCGGGGCGCGCCCTGACCGTAAGCGTCTTTGAAGACAACGAAGTTGGAGCAAAGGTGGTGTATAACCGTGTACCGCATTGAAAAGGAATTCGCATTCAGCGCAGCCCATCAACTCGCCGGTCTGCGCCCAGATCATCCGTGCAGCCGTCTTCACGGCCACAACTACCGGGTCGTCGTCGTCCTGGAGTCCGCTGCGCTGGACGCCCACTCCTTCGTCGTGGACTACAACGATCTGGCTCCCCTGAAAGCGTACATTGACGATCAACTCGACCACCGCCATCTCAACGATGTGCTTGGCTTCCAAACCACAGCCGAGAACATCGCCCGTCACCTCTTTGACTTCTGCCGCGCGCTCTGGCCGCAAACCGTCGAAGTGCGGGTGTCCGAAACGCCCAAGACCTGGGCGGGCTACCGGGAGGGGAGCGCGTGATGTACCAGGTCAATGACATCTACGACTCCATTCAAGGGGAAGGCGTGCTGACCGGCGTCCCAATGGTCATTCTGCGCCTGCACGGGTGCGACGTGGGCTGCCCGTTCTGCGACACCAAACAGACCTGGACGGTCGCTCCTCAGCACCGGCGCAGCTCTCTGCCGGAAGTGCTTGGCGACAGTCCGCTCTACTGCGAAGCGTCGCCCTCAGAGATCGCCCACTACCTCCGCACCTATTACGGGCACATGAAGTGGGTGCTTCTCACAGGCGGCGAACCCGCGCAGGCAGACCTTCTGGGTCTGGTCAACGCCCTCCACGACGCTGGCTACAAGGTCGCTCTGGAAACCAGCGGCACAGCTATCGGCCACCTGCACGCGCCGGTCGATTGGGTGTGCGTCTCCCCGAAGATCGACATGCCGGGCGGCCTGCCCGTTCTGCCGGAAGTGGTGCACGGCGCTGACGAAATCAAATTCGTGGTCGGCAAAGCCGCCGATCTCGACAAACTCACGGAGCTACTGAATCGATGCACTCTCAAACCAACGGCACAGGTGTGCTTGCAGCCGATGTCAACCAACGACCGGGCGACCCGCCTCTGCATTCAGACGGTCATGGAGAAGGGGAATTGGCGACTTTCTCTCCAAACCCACAAGTTCGTCAACCTGCGGTAGTCGATTACGACCGGCTGCTTGACTTGGGTCGTGACCTGCTGCTGGCCATCGGGGAAGACCCCAACCGGCCAGGGCTGCTCGAAACGCCCCGCCGTTGGGCTTCCCTGTGGCGGGAGTTCATCGAATACGAACCAGGCCGAATCGACACTTCCTTTGAGACGGTTCAATCCGGGCAGATGGTGCTCGTCTCCGGGATGCGGGTATGGAGCTTCTGCGAACATCACCTCATCCCCTTCTGGTGCGACGTGTCCATCGCCTACATCCCCAACGGCAAGGTGTTGGGTCTGAGCAAGTTCGGACGCATCGCCCACTACTGGGCGCATCGCCTGCAACTGCAAGAACAGCTTGCCGCCCAGATCGCCGATGACGTTTCCTCCATCGTCGGCTCAGACGACGTGGCTGTCCTCACCCAGGGCGTCCACCTCTGCATGGTCATGCGGGGCGTCAAAACGCCCGCCTCCATGACCACAACCATCCTGCGCGGGGCATTCCTTGACGGTGCGGCCCGCGCTGAGTTCCTCGCTCTGGCCGCCAGCCGGAAGGGAGGCTCCTATGAATGATTTGACGCACGCGGAGCAGGTGGGCGCTCCTTTCATTTGCCCAATGATCACCACGCTCGCCTGCACCGCGTGCGCGAATGCAGGCGCTGTGCGCTCTGTCGCCCTGAACGGCAGAGAATATGTCGTCTTTCCCGTGGTGCCCATCCGCCAGGGCGTTCTCAACGGGCACTTCGTCTCCGCCAAAGAGATCGAACGCTCCACCCCTGGCTGGAACGGACGCCTGCTGACCCTCAACCACCCAACCGTCGATGGGGAGTTCGTCTCGGCCAACTCTCCCCAGATGTGGGAAGAATTCGGCGTCGGCTGGCTGTTCAACGCCCGCTTCACCGATGGGCGCATAGTGGCCGAAGGATGGATTGACAAAACCCGCATGGCCGCAATGGGGCAGGCAAGCGTCGTCAACAGCCTGCTGCACGGCGCGCATATGGACGTATCGACCGGCTATTTCTGCGAAGTGAGAACAGAGGAAGGAGAGTTCAACGGCGAGACCTATGCGGCCGTGCAGTCGGCCATCGTTCCCGATCATCTCGCCCTCCTACCCAACGGGGTCGGAGCGTGCAGTTGGGATGACGGTTGTGGAATTCCCAGAGTCAACACAGGAGGAAGTATGGAGAAAGACAACGCTACGCCCGAAGTTGAAGCAATCAGCGACGCCGAAATGAACCAGCATCCGCCGGTCGTGGACGACGAACCGGTCGTGCCCCTGCCCGCCCGCATGGAACAGGCGGAGGCCGCCATCGCCGCCGAACCTGAGCCGCCGCCCTTCGTTCTGCCGCAGGAGTTGGAAGAACTCGCCGCAATGGTGCGTGAGTTGGGCGGCGTATCCGCCCTGCGCGAGACGCTCGCCGGTTTGCAGTCGGCGGCCAACGCGCGCCGCGCCGCCGCGGTCAATCGGGTCATCACCCTGTCGGCCAACGCCTTCACCCCCGCCGATCTGGAAGGCGTGAGCGAAGACGTGCTCGACAAGATGGCGCAGGCGCTGCAACCCGCCACCTACGCCGGTCGTGCGCCCGTCGCCAACAACGGCGCTTCCGCCGAACGGTGGATGGTGCTGCCGCCCACGGCGCAGGGAGGGGCGTAAGTCATGGCCGCCTCCGCACCCAAGACCATCCTGCTTGAGATCAACGGCAGCGAACGCCCCCTCTACGAGGCGCTGGCCGCTGTCGGCACGATCAAACCGGGTCACATTCTCAAGCGTTCGTCGGCCACGCAGGTGACGCCCATCGCCGCCGCAGACCACATCAACACCCGCATGGTGGCCGTGGAAGCGCCCACCGCCGACGACGTGAGTACGCCCGCCATCAATCACGCCTACGACAGCGGGGACAACGTGCGCTTCGTCTTCGCTCAGCCGGGCGACCTGCTCTATATGTGGCTCAAAGATGGGCAGACGGCTTCCATCGGCTCCCTGCTCGCCACGTCCGCCACGGCGGGCGAGTTGGAAGTCGAAGCGACCAACACGGACGCTCGCATTGTCGGTATCGCTGAGAGCGCCGCCTCTCCGGTGGGCGCTGCCGGTCGCATTCGAGTTCGCATCCTGTAGGGGGGAACGATGAGTGGTATTCAGATTGTAGAGATGGACAGCAACCGGGGCATGGAGGCCGTGGCGAACACCTACCGCCCGATGGTCTCCACCAACGCCAACAACCCCATTGCCAAGATTCGCATGTCGCGGGGACTGGTGGTCAACTCCATGCTCCGCCGCGACGAGTGGGCGCAGATCGACGCCGCCGTCATCGCCGAAGCGCAGTATCCCCTGCGCGCCATCAACGATGTGGTTTCCCGTGGTCTGCGCCAGCCGCTGGGCGGTATCGGCACGATGGTCTCCCAGTGGTACATGGCCTCGGAAGTGGACGGCGCAACGGTCAACATGACCGGCACGGGCGGCAACCGTGACCTGCCGGACATGCGTCAGGCGGGCGCGCCGGTGCCCGTGGTCTTCAAGGACTTCGGTATCGACGCCCGCACCCTCGAAGCGTCCCGCATGATGGGCGACGGGCTGGACGTGACGACCGCAACCGCCGCCGCCCGTGTGGTGGCTGAGACACTGGAAAGCCTGCTGGTCAACGGGGCGGGCGTCCAGTTGAACGGCCAGTCTCTCTACGGCTATCGCACCCACCCTGACCGCAACACCGACACGGCGACGGCCTACGGCGGGGGCGACTGGGGCAACATCGACAACGTGATGAAGACCATCCAGGGCATGATCACCGCCGCCCAGTTGGACAGGCACTACGGGCCGTTCATCGTCTATGCGCCGCCCACCCAGTACAACGAAGCGGCCTTCCCGGTCTACACCAACACCACCGACACGCCCATGACCCGCGCTCTGCGCCTGCCGCAGATCGCCGGGTTTGAGATGCTGCCGACGCTGCCGGACGGGGAAATCCTCCTGGTGCAGATGACGCGCAACGTCGTCGAATGGGCGGAGGCCATGAGCATTCAGGTGCGGGAGTGGTCGTCGGGCGACGGCATGTCCGCCTCTTTCAAGGTGATGGCCATCGCCACCCCGAAGGTGAAAAGCACCTACGACCGGCGCTCCGGCATTGTTCACGCCACCGGCGCATAGTGGGGCGCTTCATGGGAGATGCGCTCAAGGTCTATCGAGTGCGGGATGGGTTCCGCTTTGGCATGAGGAAGCAGTACGCACCCGGCGACACGCTCACTCTCACCGAAGGGGAAGCTGCCAGTTTTCTCGACAAGCTGGAACCCATTGCAAACGCAATGGATGAAGCAGCCCAAGAGCCGGGGGCGGAGGGGTCGTTCTCCGACATCCCTTCCGACTGGCTGGCCTTTGAGGAACTGGGCAAGCACCTTCACATGGTGCGCCTGCTGGTGGAGAACGGGTACGACACGCCTGACGCCGTGCGCATGGCCTCCGACGATGACCTGCTGGCCATCAAGGGAATCGGGCGCAAGGCACTCGGCGCGCTGCGCGCGGTGTTGGGGGCCGGATGATCACCCGCGCCGCCGCTGACGCGCTGCTCATCGCCAGAGTGGGCGTCTTCTTCGCCAAAGTGGGCAAGGACGGCTCCACGGTAGACGGCAGCAACGCCGACTGCGCACAGGCGCTCTCCTGGGCGGTGCGGCGGATGGGCGGGACAACCGCTGCGCCGGGCGACTGCACAGACGCTGACCTGTCCACCGTGGACGCTGACGACGCGCTGCTCGACCTGGCGGAAGTGAGGGCGCTGGAACTGGTGCAGTCCAACTACATCGGCGCAGATGTCAAAGTCGGCCCGCTGTGGGAAGCAGGGGCGGCCTTTGCTGACCAACTGGCTGCCCTCATCGAAACCAAGCGCAAGGCGTTCAACGCCCAGTACGGGTCTCTCATCGACCCGCCGTTGGGCGATGCGCCGGTCGTCGGGCTGATGGCGCTCTGAGATGTGGACGAACTTCGCCACGGCGTCCGTATCGACCAAACGTGCGCCCGTGGTGGACGGCAGAAGCGGGCTGCCCGTGCTGCACCTGACAGGTCTGAGGGCGACGCCCCTGGTTCCAGCGAACGCAGATCGGGTCGGCGCGCTCATGCAGCGCCTCAAACTGGAAACGTCCCATGTGCTGCTCGAAACGTTCGTCGTCGGCGTACATGACATTCAACACGGCGACATTCTGCTTGTGGACGGCGCTGAGTATGTCATTCGGGACGTGGCGACGTGGGCTGTGAACTACATGCTCAGCGCGCCTGCCATGCACCTGACCGTCGAGGACTTGCAGTAATGGACAACGCCTTCTGGTTCTTTCTCGGCTTCGTCGCCGCCAGCGTCTTCTTCGCCCTGCTCTTTCGGCGTGGGCTGATACGCCTCGGCTCGGCCATCGGAAAGCTGTATCGCTCATTCATTGATTCAAAGTAAGGAGACGAAGATGGACTCTACTATCGCCCTCATTGTCGGCCTCGTTCTGCTCGTCGCAGCCGTCGTCGCCGTCGCCGCTTCCGCTCGCGCCGGGCGCAAATTGCCCACCGCCTCAGAACTGGTGGACGATGCCGCTGACGCCGCCGCGCAGGCGTCCGAACTGCTCACTTCCTTCTACGAGGCCGTCACCGTGGCGGAAACGTTCGTGCGCTCTGCCCAGCAGGTGCTCGACAAGACTGACCGCTTCGATTACGTGCTCAAGCAGCTTCAGACGCTCTTTCCCACCCTGCCCTTTGACCTGCTGCAAGCGGCCATCGAAGCGGGCGTGCAGCGCATGAAGACGGAAGTCAAGCCGGTCGTCCTCACCCTGCCCGAAGCGCCCGCCAACGACGCATGAGCCTCTCCGTCGAAGTGCGTGGTCTGCCTGACGCGCAGAACATTCTCAACACAGACGTGGCGGCGGCGCTGGCACCCGTCCTCACCCGCTCCGTGCTGCGCATGGCAGACCAACTGCGCCGCTACCCGCCCCCTCCTGCTTCCGGCGTGTGGCGGGCGAACACTACGCCGCGCCAGAAACGGGCGTTCTTTGCCCTGCTGCGCCGTGGGGTGATCAGCGGAGAAAGAACCGGACGCCTGGGGCGCAGTTGGCGGCACAGCGTAGAGATGCGCCCCGCCGAACTGACAGCCAGCCTGACCAACGATGCGCCCTACGCCCCGTTCGTGCAGGGGGCGCAATCGCAGGCTCGCTTCCATCGGGGTAGATGGACGACCGACGCAGCGGTCATCGAAGGGGAAGCGCCCCAATTGGTCAGAGAGGCGGAGTCGGCGCTGCGTCAGGCGTTTGGGAGATAAGCCATGCCGATTGGCGACAACCCCATCAACCGCAAAGAAGTGCGCCGGGCGCTGGCGGCGGGGTTGGCTGCGTCCATGCCCACGGCGCAGGCTGTCTACGGCTACCAAAAGAGCGACTTCGGCCAGCAGTCGCCCGTGGTGCGGGTCTACTCGTCCGGCGCAGAGCGACCGTCCATGACGGCGAAGGGCATTCGCTCCAAGTTCTTCTTCACCGTGGAAGTCTGGGTGCTGTTCGGCAAGCGGGCGGCCTGGACGGAAGAAGACGCCGAAGACGCCATCGACACGCTGGAGCAAGAGTTGATCGCCTGGATTGCCGACAACCAGGTGACAGCGTGGTGGACGCATCTGGAGTACGCTCGCCCCTCCCTCATGGGCGTCGTCACCGTGGGCGGGATGCAGTACCTGGTCGAAGAATTCTCCGTCGCCGCCGAAGTGTACGGCTAGAAAAGGGGGAAGGCATGAAGCGAAAGAAAGCGTCCGTCCCGCGCGGGGTCTCCCTTCGCTATGTGGGAGATGGTCAATATCTTCCCGGCGTCCCGGCCCGTGACCTGTCGGCTGACGAAGCGGCGCAGCACATAGACGCAATAGAGGCGCACGCCAGAGCGACCGGGCGCACGCTCTATGCGCCCATCGAAGCGCAGAGTGAAGGAGAGTAAACCATGCCATCGGTCTACGGAACAGCCCCCTACAATGTGGTGCAGTTGGGCAGAGAGACGACGCCCGGAACCGCCGTGCCCGCCACCACCATCTGGCGCGGCCCGTTCGGCGCGCCGGAAGACACCCGCATCCGCAAGATCAAAGAGGAGAGCGTCGGCGCGCTCATCCCGGCTGAGTTGGCCTACGACACCCGTCTCGGCGCAAAGCTCGCCATGCCCGCCACGGAACTGACTTACGAACAAGCGCCCCACATCTTCGAGGCTGGCATTCTGACGGCCACACCCTCCGGCGCTGGCCCCTACGTGCGGCTCTACGATTTCCCCCTGACCACGGCGCGCACGCCCAAGTTCTACACCCTGGAAGCGGGCAACGTGCTTGTCCCCGCCGACCAGACGGAGATTCCCTATTCCTTCGTCTCTGAGTTTGAACTGAGCGGCAAGGTGGACGAGGCGTGGATGATCTCCTCGGTGTGGGAAGGGCAGCGGTGGGTCAACGCCGCCCTGACCGGCGCGCTGGCCATCCCTGCCATTGAACCCGCCCTGTTCGGCGGCACCCGCTTCTACGTGGACGATTCAGGCGGAACCATCGGCACAACGCAGGTGACGGGCAAACTGCTGGAATGCACCATCAAAGTGACGACCGGCATACAGTTCGTCCCGGCTGGCGGCGGCAATCTCTACCCGGTCGCCCACAAGTTCGTCAAGCCCACTGTGACCTTCACAATGGCCTACGAACTGGAACAGGACGGTGCGTCCAGCTTTGTGGCGGCGGAGCGGGCGAAGTGGCAGAACAAGCAGGGTCGCCTCATTCGCCTGGATGCGCCCGGCTCGTCCGTCGCCCGCAACCTGCGCCTCGACCTCTACGCCATCTACGACAAGTTCGGCTCCTACGAGAACAGCAATGGAAACATCTCGGTCAAAGTGGAAGGGCACGCCGGTTACTCGTCTGTGGACAGCCTGTTCTTCGCCGTGGAAGTGAAGAACAGCATCGCCGCCCTGTAAGGAGGGTCTCATGGGATTTTTCAGCACGCAGTCCACCCAGTTGGTGCGCATCGATGACGAAAACACCGTCCTCATTCGCCGGTTGACCTTTGGCGAAAGCCAGCAGGTTCTCTCCGAATCGACCGTCTTCGACATCATCGCAGAGGACGCCAAACTCGACTACGCCAAGAACCAGGCGGCCAAGCTGTCCCGCGCCGTGGTGAGTTGGGAAGGACCCGGCTTCGAGGGGCGTCCGGTGAGCGTGGAGAACATCATGGCGCTCCCGGCTGAGGTGGGCCGGTTGATTGTGGAAGCGGTGGACAAACTCAATGCCGGTCTGTCGGAGAGCGATCAAAAAAAATCGCCCGCGCCTACGAACTGATGATCATGCACGGTATCGAGACAGACGCTGAGGGCAAGTACGGGGCGCTCATTGAGATCATGCGGTACATGAAGTGGGGCTGGCGTGAACTGATGGAAGCGCCCGCCGCGCTGGTGGAAGAAATCGCCTTCCGCATGGCGCAGGAGAACCGCTGGACGCACGAAGCGCGCACGCTGAATGAAGCGATGGGATAGAGGCTGGCTTGTCGGAAATCACCCTGGTGGTCAAAGCTCGCAACGAAGCGTCCGCCGTGTTGCAGCAGGTCAAAGGAGACCTGCACTCCCTCGGTTCCAGCGCAGAGAACATTCAGGCAACCCTGCAAAGCGCAGGGGCGTCCGTGCGCAACGTCGGTTTGGGTCTGAGCGCAGGCGTCACGGCTCCCATCGCCGCCATCGGCGCAACCGGTCTGCACGCCGCCGCCGACTTCGAGACGGCCATGAACACCATCGCAGTCGTCACCGGCGCAACTGGTGACACCATCAATCAGATGCGCACCATCGCCCTGCAACTGGGCATTGAAACGTCCTTCTCCGCCACCGAAGCGGCAAGCGCCATGCTCGAACTGGGCAAGGCGGGCATGAGCACAGAACAGGTGATGGCGTCCATCTCCGGCACGCTCGACCTGGCCGCCGCCGCTGGCATGACGGTGGCGGATGCGGCCACAGTCTCGGCCAACGCCATCAATGCGTTTGGGCTGGACGCATCGCAAGCGGGACAAATCGCCGATATGTTCGCCGCCGCCGCCAACTCATCGTCCATCGAAATGCATGACATGGCGATGTCGATGAAAATGTCCGGCGCTGTCTTTGCGGCCAACAAAGTGCCTATTGAAGACCTATCGACTGCCATTGCGATCTTGGGCAACAGCGGTCTGATCGGCAGCGACGCGGGCACGGCGCTCAAAACGATGCTGATGCGTTTGACCGCCCCAACCGACGATGCAGCGGAAGCCATGCGCAGCCTGGGTCTCCAGGTGTACAACGCGGACGGTACGATGCGCGCCTTCCCGGACATTCTGGCGCAGATGGAACAGGCGCTCTACGGCGTCAACCAAGTCACCGTAAGCAGCAGCAACCTCACCGGCGAACAGGCTGCCCGCATGGAGTATCTGGGCGGCAGAATCGCCATCACGCAGCGAAAGATTGCCGACTACCAGTCCGGCATTGAAGGGGCGAATCTCTCCGACGAGGCCAGGGCGAAGGCCATTGCCGAACTCAACGCATCTCTCTCGGCGCAGCAGGCGGAGTATCAGCAGTTGGCCGCCGTGGGTTCCTCCACTTCGACTGTCTTTCGCCAGTTGACCGACGAACAGAGGCAGAATTATCTGACCACCATCTTCGGGACGGATGCGATTCGTGCGGCCAGCATCCTCACGCAGGGAGGGGCTGCCGCCTACGCAGAGATGAAAGAGAGCGTCACGGAAGCGGGCGCTGCGACGCTGGTGGCCGACGCCCGCATGAAGGGGTTGGGCGGGGCGCTGCTCTATCTCAAGGGTACCGTGGAGAGCACGCTCATCACCGCTGTGTCGCCCTTTCTTCCTGCCCTGGCGCAGATGGCGCGTCAGGCGGCGGATGCGGTGGCTGCCTTCGCCCGTCTTCCCGAAGGTCTGCGGAATACGGTTGTGGTCTTCGCCGCCGCCGCCGCTGCGGTCGGCCCCCTGTTGGTTGTGTTGGGGATGCTGACCAGCGCAGTAGGGGCGGCGCTGCCGGTCTTGGCGGCCATCGGCGGGGCGCTTGGGGCATTGGCCAGTCCCATCGGCCTGCTCATTGCTGCGGTTGTGGGACTGGGCGCTGCCTGGGCGACCAACTTCGGCGGGCTGCGGGACGCCACCATGCCGGTCGTGGATGCGGTGGCCGGGGCGTTTTCCCGCATTGGAGAGGCGCTGTCGGTCTTTGGTTCGTCGGCCTCTTGGTCTGCCCTGAAAGCCACGGTGGTGTCGGCGGTGCAGGCGATTGGCGGGGCGCTGAACGGTCTGTTCTCTGGCCGGTTGTCGATTCCTAACTTTGTGGGTCAGTTGCAGCAGCAGTTCAGCCAGTTGCGCGGGGCGGTGAGCGGGCTGTTGTCCGGCGCTGACTTTGGGGCGTTGGGCGCTTCGATCTTGGCGGCTCTCGGTCTCAAAGACATTGACTTCAGCGCCGTAAGCGCCAGCTTGCAGCAGTTCGTCGCCAACGTCGTGGGCGGAATCGCCTCTTTCGATTGGGGCGGCGCGCTGGCGGAGATCGGCGGCTCGATCAACGGCTTCACGTCTTCTATTGCAAACGCAATAGGCGCTTTGGATTGGAGCGGTGCGCTAGATGCTGCCGGTGACTGGTTTGGCGGGTTCACGTCCACTGTTGCAAATGCAATGGGTGCCATCGATTGGAGTGGAGCATTCGCCAGTGCGGGCAATTGGCTTGGCGGGTTCACTTCGTCTATTGCAAACGCAATGGGTTCCATTGACTGGGGTGGTGCGCTGGCGGCTGCCGGTGACTGGCTCGGCGGACTGACAACCCCTATTGCAAACGCAATGGGTGCGATTGACTGGGGCGGGGCGCTGGCCAGTGCAGGCGGTGCAGCCACTACTCTGCGGGACGGGGTGTTCAACGCTCTCTCCGCCTCCATCGCCAGCATCGACTGGTCTGGCATGGGGGCGAACGTCACCGGCTTTGTGGATTCCATCGCCGCTGCGATTCGGGGGATTGATTGGTCATCCATCAAGGCAGAGACAGCTTTCGCAGCCCTTGTCCCTCACGCCGCCGCCGCCATCGCCGGGCTGCAATGGGTGTTCACCAGCGACTCGTTCGCCGGGCTGCTTTCTTCCGTGACCGGCGCAATCGCTTCCATCGACTGGGGCGGCATTAGCGCCAGTTTCACCAATCTGGGCGCATCGGTAGTGATTGCCATCCAATCTCTCGACTGGTCGAACGTCCAAAACGCCTTCGATGGTCTCCGCCTCTCCGCCATCTCCGCCGTCGCCTCCATCGACTGGGGCGGCACAGTTGCAGCCATCGGCGACGGGGCGACTGCCCTGCGGGACGGCGTTTTCGGCTCCCTGACCAACGCCATTGCCAGCATCGACTTTCGCAGCGCAAGCCTCAACTTCGCCAGCCTCATTGACTCCGTGGCCGCCAGCATCGCCAGCATCGACTGGTCATCCATTCAAGCCGAACATCTCTTTGCCGTTCTGGTTGCGCCCGTGACCGCCGCCATCGCCGGGCTGACCTGGCTCTTTGGCAGCGACACCTTCGCCGGTCTCGCCAGCGCCGTGGGAAGCGCCCTCACTTCCATTGATTGGGGAAGCATCGGCGCATCTTTCGGCGGGCTGACCACGGCTGTTGCAAACGCAATGGCTGGTCTCGACTGGTCAACCGTGACCAACGGCATCCAGGCTGCCCAGACCTCCGCCCAACAAGCGGCGGACGGCTTCGACTTCTTCGGTGCTGTGGGGGGAATCGGCCAGACCATGAACGACCTGCGGGACGGCATTCTCGCCGGACTGACTGACGCCCTGGCCAGCCTCGATCTCACCGGCGCATTCACCGGCCTGCTGGACGCCATGAACAGCCAGATTACTTCCATCGACTGGTCAACGGTCGGCTCCTCTCTGGCCGCCTCACTCACCGCCGCCCTGACCGGTATCCAGTGGGTGTTCAGCCCAAGCACCTGGGCAGGGCTTGGCAGCGCCGTGTCTTCCGCCCTTTCGTCGGCCATGAACCCGGAGACGCTCAAAGCGGCTGCCGTCGCCGCCTTTGCCACCCTCGCCCCCACCGTGGCCGCCGCCCTTGCCGGGGTCGCCTGGGTTCTCAGCAGCGACCACTTCGCCGGACTGGGAACAGCCGCTCGCAACGCCATCGCCAACCTCGACTGGTCGGCGGTCGGCGCATCTTTCGACAAGCTCAAAGCGTCCGTCGTCAACGCCCTGGGCGATTTCGTCTCCGGCTTCGGCGCTGGCTTTACCTGGCAGTGGCCGGAATGGGAATGGCCGGTCTGGAAGTGGCCTGCGCTCCCTGAATGGACTTGGCCTGAATGGGAGTGGCCGGAACTCCCGAAATTCTCCTGGCCTGCCTTCCCTTCCTTCTCCTGGCCGTCGTTTCCGTCCTTCTCCTGGCCTGCTTTCCCTTCCTTCTCCTGGCCTCCCATGCCGTCCTGGTGGCCGTTTGGGGGACAGGCGGCCAACAACCAACTGGGCGCTTCCTACTTTGGGGGCGGTTGGTCGTGGGTGGGCGAAGCCGGGCGTGAACTGGTGCGCCTGCCGCGCGGAACGGAGATTCTCCCCAACCGCCGCGCCGAACAACTGGCCGCAGCAGGCGGGGGCGTGAATCTGACCATCGAACAAATGATCGTCAGAGAAGAAGCAGACATCTACGCGCTGGCCTATCAAGTGGCCGCCGTGCTGACAAGGGGTTAAGTCAGATGCACCGTCTCGCCGTGATGGTCTACGGCCGTCCAACGACGCTCAGCCCGGAAGTGATCGTCGCCTCAACGCTCCTCTGGTGGGGCGTCTGGGTCGGCAACCCCCTCTGGGACGCCGCTTCCCCGTTTCATTCCGGGCTGAGCACGCTCGCCCCAGAATCCATGTTGGGCGCAGCCGCCTGCATCCTCGGCCTCCTGCACCTCACCCTGCTGACCCGCCTCAACCGGCGCAGCGACACCCTGCTCCGGCGCAGACGCCTTGTCGTCGCCGCCGAATTCGCCTTCTTCGTGCTGCTCTCCTTCGCCTACGTCGCCCAATGGCGCTCAACGGCAATGGCGGTCTATCCGGGCCTGGCTCTCCTCTGCGCCTGGATCTACCTGCGCATGGCGGTGAACGAATGAGCGAAATGTCGGTTCTGCTCATGGCGGTCGGCGCAGCAGTCGGCGCAACGGCCTTCCTTCATGCGCTGGACAAGTACGCCAGAGACCGACAGTTCGGGGTGAACACCGTCCCCTCGGAGCGCCAGATGCTGCTGGACAGAGTGAAAGAACTGGAGAGTCAAGTGCAGTTCCTCCTCAACCAACTGCAAGCGGCCAACGCGCAGATCGTGGAACTTCAGCGGGAAGTGAACGCCCTGCGCGCCAGCCAGAATTCCCGTCCCCTGCCCGCTGAAACCCTGCGGGTGCTGGCCATCTGGCCGCTGACCAGTATGCCCCTCTCCGGTCAAGAGGACGAACGGCGCATTCTCTACGACACGCTGGTGTCGTTCACCGTCCTGCGCGGGGACGACGCCACGCGCAACGGCGTGCTGCGCACCCTGGAACGCCAGCAGTTCGATGTGGTGCAGGTCGGCTCCCACGGACAAGAAGGCTCTATCTTCCTCACTGACGGCGAAGCGTCGCCCGGCTGGTGGGCAAGAGCGTTTCAGCGGCAGAGCGGCAACATCCTCTGCATGGTGCTGCTCGCCTGCTCCACCAACGAAGCCGGTCGCTACAACGTGGCCGACGCGCTGCTGGGGGCTGGCATTCCCGCCGTCGTCGCCGTCTCCAGCCAACTGCGAGACGAAGACGCCATTGCCTTCGCCCGCATGTTCTACGAACAACTGGCGCGGGGCGCATCCCTGCCCGCCGCCTTCAACTTCGCCCAACTCTCCATGAGCGATGCAGGCGCAGAGATGATCACCCTGCGCCGCCGCTAGAGAGGCAGCCCGCCCATGACCCACGCACTCAGTCTCAGCAGCGGCGCAGCGTCCATCAGCCTGTCTTCCTCCGGCTGCTTTCTCACCCATTACGTCCCCAACGGGCCGGAACTGACCGCCGCTGGCGACTTCAAACATATCACCGAACCGGTCGAATTCGTCATCACCGGCGCAGACGCCGCCGCCGTGCAGACGAAACTGAATCAAATCGAACGCATTCTCTCCGTGGTCAACCAACGACTGCTCACCGGAACCGGCGCAAAAGCCTACCTGCACTTCCAAGCCGGGGGCGACGCCGCCCCCTATCGCAGCGAACTGCTCGGCTATCGCCTCATCCTGGACGATGACGCCGCCGTCGCCTTGCATCAACTTACCCTGGGCGTCAAATTGATCGTCACCCGCCGCCCTTACTGGGAAGGGGCCAGAACCGCCATCCCCCTTTCCAACGGCAACGGCTCGAACATTCTCACCGGCCTGCTGGTGCGCAATCACAACGATTCCGGCGCAGGCGACGACAACTGGTGCGAGATAGCCGCCTCGTCCATCACCGGCTCGCTCCCCGCTCCCCTCGAAGTGAAAATGACCAACGCCTCCGGCGCTGCCCGCTGGTACCGCCACTGGCACATTTCCAACAACCCATACAGTCCGTCCCTCGCCCACATCATCGAAGGAGAGGCGGCTCTCAGCGGGTACGGGACGACCGGCTCGGACGCCGCCTGCTCGAACGGACAGTACAGAAGCAGAACGGCGGTCGGCTGGCTCACCTTTCGCTGGGAGATGCCGCCCACCACCCTCGACCTCTTTGCTGGCCGCTACGTGCGCATCCTTGCCCGCTTCCGCTGGCTGAGCACGTCGCCCCGTGACGCACGCGTCACCCTCTACGATTTCGCCGGGCTGTTTCCCCTCGCCCAAAGCCCGCAAACCGTGCTGCGGGGAGGCCACGAGTACATCCAAGACTGCGGCGCGCTGCCCTTCCCGGCAGCCGACTACTCCACCAACTGGGCGGTGCATGTTCTCGAACTGGCCGTCAACGTCCCAACCTCCGAAACCATCGATCTCGACTTCATCCAACTGACGCCCACGGAACCCATGCTCTACCGCAAACTCATTCAACTGGGCTATCAGACGCCGGTCGGCGACGCCGTGGTGGACGACGGTATCGAAGGTCTCACCTACTACGAAGACGGCCTCACCAGCCTGCGCTATCCCATCTACATCGCCCGCAGTGAGCCGGTGCATGTGTGGCCGGGCGTTGACCAGCGCCTTCTCTTTCTGCATGACGGGTCAGGCCAACTGCCGTCCTGGTCAGTCTCCGTGCAGGCGTGGTACAGACCCCGGAGGACGCTGCTATGACCTTTACCATCGCCTTTGACGATCTCAACGTCGCCATTCCACCCGCCTGCAAGGTGACGGTCAACCAATACTCCGCCACTGACCGGGGCGGCTTCGACAGCGCCGAACTCTCCGTCACAGGCCAACCCCTGGCGCTCTGGCAGCTTCTCCCCTGGCTCGGCAAGACGCTGGCTATCCTCAATCCCATCGGGCGCATGGTCTGGCGGGGAATGGCGTCCGAACTGACGTTGGGCTTCGGCGGCTTCGCCGTGGGCGCATCCCTCACCGACATGGCCAACCGCATCGCCGTGGTCTACTCGGTGATCAATCCCACCGGCGCTTCCATCCCCATGACCACTGACTGGCTCGATGACCTGGAAAGCCAGACGCTGTTCGGCGTCAAAGAACTGCGCTTCTCCGCTGGCGACGCCTCCACCGAACAGGCGCTGGCCAAGCGCGCCGAACTGCTGGCGGGGCTGGCATGGCCGGTAGGGACGCCCACTCTCACCCCAACCGCCAATGCCACGGTGCGCTGCATCGGCCTGTACCAGACGCTCGACTGGAAGTACTTCACCAACCTCAACGGGCGCATTCGCAACGAACCGTCAGGCGGAGAGACGATCTCCCTGGGTTGGCGGCTGACCAGCACAGAAATCGGCTTCTTCCGCAATGAAGGCGTCTTCCATCTGGGCAACACCGTCGATGGGCTGCAAGCGGGCGATTCCATCGTCGTCACCGGCTCGGCTTCCAACAACGGTGCGCGCACCGTCAAGCAGGTGGACGCCGACGAAGCAGAGTACAGCGCCGCCACCATCTCCTTCGACCCCGCCGACGACATTCTCGACTCCGCTGACGGGTTCACCAGCCTCGACCGAAGCGCCTTCATCCAAGTGACCGGCTCGCCCGCCAACTCCGGCTTCCACTGGGTGAAGAACAAGCCAAGCAACAGCCAGCTTGAGATTCGCACCACCCTCTCCCACCCAATCGTCACCGAAGCGGCTGGGCCGTGGATTACGCTGCGCCAGGGCGCACGCATCGCCGTCAATGAAAGCGCCTACGATGAACTGCCCGGCGCATCCGTCACCCTCACCCTTGTCGGCTGCGTCTGCGCCCAATCGTTCGTCTCTCCCATCTCCATGACGGCAGGCAAGGTCGCCCTGCGCCTCGCCAAAGTCGGCTCGCCCGCCGATTCGCTTTCCGTCTCTTTGTGCAGCGACAGCGCGGGTGTTCCTGGCGCAGTGCTTGGGACGGGCGTGCTCAGCAGCAGTTACCTTGACGAACAGCCCGCCGAAATCTGGATTGACCTGCCGCCTGTCGTCCTGAGCGCAGGCGCAACCTACTGGCTCAAAGTCGAACGGACGGGCGCATTCAGCCCCATCGACTACTACGAACTCGGTCTGAGCGACCAACCCTATCATTCCGCCAAAGGCTGGAACGGCAGTTCGTGGGTCTCTCTGACCAGAGACGGCTCGCCCCTCTCCATTCCCTTCTCTCTCCATGACACCGAAGACGCCAGCGTCTCCATGTCCCGCATCATCGACCAGTGCGGCCAGTCGTTCGTCACTGCCCTGGACTGCGCCCCCACCGGCGTCAACCGCTGCCAGTTCACCGACAACGACGCCACGGCCTTGCAGGAACTGAACAAGTTGATTGACCTGGGCGCGTCAGGCGGACAGCGCCTCATCGCCCTGGTGGACGAACAGAACAGGCTGACCGTCTCTCCCGAACCGACGCTTGCCGAACTCTCTGCGCCGGTGCTGCACCAGGATGGCAGACTCCACGACGCCAGCGGTTCCCGATGGGACGAAGGACGCTTGCCCGTCGCCCAGTGGGTGACGCTGGCGGGCGTGCCGGAAGACATCAACAGTTCCTGGCGCATCTCTCCCATCTTCGTCCAATCGGCGTCCTACAACGTGCAGCGGCGCAAGCTGAACCTCACCCCTCGCTCCGCGCGCAGCGCGCTGACCTTTTTCAGGAGCGGGTGAGATGCAGCCCTTGACGCCCTCCCAACTGGCCGACTCCCTCAAACCCTACGTCACCCGCTGGATGACCGAGACGAACGGCGGGGGCAGAAGCGTGCTGGCCGTGGGCGGCCCTCCCTCGTCGGCCCACTACGTTCTCTCCATCGTCGGCGCTGAATGTCACGCGCACGACGGGCTGACCGGCAAGCTGATTCTGCGGGGGGCTGACCATGCCGCCGTCATCCAGCAGGCCATCGACCTGGCGGGCGTGGGGGGCGTGCTGGCCTTCCGCACCGGCGACTACTGGCTTTCTGCGCCCCTGCTTCCCCTGGCGCGCCAGTCCTGGTCTCTCCCGTTCCATGCAGTCTTTCGACCCACCGGCGACAACCGCATCATCCAGGCCGTGGACATCGACTGGTGGTGCGTCTACGGCACGCTGCACATCGAAGACACAGACCGGCGCACCACCACCGCTGAGGCCGTCTACCTGGATGGAGTGAACGGCTGCTACTTCGCAGACATCTTCGTCTGGGACTATCACCGGGGCATGGCGCTGTGGGGGCTGACGCGCCGCGCCTACGAAAACGTCTTCGCCAGCATCCGCCTCAACATCGTGCGCCACGAAGGGCTGGTCATCAAAGCCGAAGTGGGGGACAACTATTTCGACAGCACTTTCATCAAGGGACCCTCTACGGTCGAATGGGCGACAGGCAGCGGGCTGGTGATCGGCCTGTACCCAAGCGCAGGCACCATCTTCGGCGGGTTGATGTTCAACCGGGTGGAAGTGCTGGACTGTCTGGTCAATCTCGACTTGCAGGGGTTGGTGGAAGTCTGGTTCAGCCAGGTTTTGCTCGACAACGCCTACGCGCAAGCCTTGTATGTGGGCGAGCAAGTGAAGCGGCTCTTTGTGGATAGGGTCTGGGTGGCCGGTTCAGGCAACGGCGTGTGGATTCAGGGGAGCGCCAGCAGCAGCGTCAAGGAACTGAGTTTCAACCACATCTTCGCCTGGGTCAACGCTGAGTACGGCGTCCTGTTCAACGGGTACATCCACGACGTGCGCATCGGCAACCTCCACTGTCTGGAGAACCAGGCGGCGCAGGTCAAATTCGCCCGTGGACAGAATCGCAACATTTCCATCGACAGCCTCACCGCCGCCATGAGCGGGAACATCGCCCTGGACGCAGGGGGAATCGACAGCGCCGACGCCAATGTGAGCATCGCCCATGCCGACATCGACGGCGGCGAGTGCATGGGGCTTGACCTGCTGCGCTGCATCGACGGGATGCGAGACGGCAAGCGTTTTCGCAGCCGGGGCGTGGCCTACATCCCCAGCGGCCAGTCGTTCACCGCCGTCTCCCACGGGCTGGAAGGTCGTCCCCTCTACGTGCAGTTGACGCCCCACCACTACGAAGCGCGCCAGGCGTTCATCAGCGCCCTCGACCTGACCAACTTTCTCATCGACGCCGGTGCGCCCGTGGCGGCCACGGCGCGGGTGGCCTGGGAAGCGCAGAGCGGCGTGGAAGTGGGCGGCGAACTGCTGGCCAACCCGAACGTGGACGGCAACCCTCCCGCCAACTGGGTGGCGTTCAATGGGGCGCTGGTCGAAACGGCGGATGTGTACAACGGGGCGACGGCTCTGCGCATTCTGGGCGGCTTCCACGAGTGGAAGTCAGACCCTCTCCCCGCCGCCTCCTTCGCCCGCTACCGGCTCCTGGCCTACGTCAAAGGCACGGGCAACGCCTTCACCGAACTTGCCCTGCGCTTCTGGCAGGTGACGGGCGGCTGGCTGGTTCTGAGCGAAGGCAAGATCGCCCTGTCCAGCGTCTACGACTACGCCGCAGGCTATGTGCGGGTGCAGGCCGACTTCAGCGCCCCCGCTGGCGCGCAGGCGGCGGACGTGACTTTCCGCTGCACGGCGGCTCCCACCACCGATGTCTACGCCGACGACGCCCTGCTGCGCATGGTCGGCGGCCCCAACCTGCTGACCAACCCTTCACTGGAGAGCGGCGGCGCTGCGCCGGACGGCTGGACGCTCAGCGGCGCAACCTGGGCAAGCGGGACGGCGCGCACGGGTAGTCGGTCGCTGCGTCTGGTTCACGGTTCGTCCCGCATCGAAGCCAAAGCGCAGTGGGCGGCGGCGACTCCCGGCGCTGCCTACGAACTGGGCGTCTGGTTCCAGGGCGTCGCCAGCGGCAACGTGGCGCTTGTCGCCCAGTGGTACAGCGATGCAGGCGGCATTGGCAACCTCATCCGGGAAGATGCGCAGCCCGTCATCGGCGCATTTCCGGGCTGGACGTGGGTGCAGCACGGTTGGACAGCCCCGGCCAGCGCCCAGTCCGTCTATTTCATTCTGCGTATGGAAGGCTGGTCTGCCTGCGACCTGCGGGCCGACGCCTTTTCTGTCCGTCAACTCATTTGAAAAAGGTAAGGAGAACGATTCTATGCAGCACTCACGCCGCCGCTTTGTTCTGGGCAGCCTCGCCGCCGCCAGCGCCGTATCGGTCATCGGGGCAACCGGCTCGTCCGGCCTGGGCTTTGTGTCGCCCTTGCCGCCGCCCCTGCTTCCCCCTGGCGACGACATCCTCACTCCCTTTGTGCCGCCGCTGCCCGAAGAAGCCAGACGGCAGATGGCGGAACAGGCCAGACAGCAGGGAGTCCGACTGCTGCACCCGGAAGCGGCGCGCCGCCAACTGCGTATTGCAAACGCAATGCCCGGCCATCGCCCACCGTCCCCGCCTGAACCTCCCGTTGTGGTGCCCGCCGCCGCCCTGCCCCATCTCCCCTTTGCGCCGGTGACGCCTACGCCCATGCCCACGCCCACGCCAGGCGGGGAGAGCATGGACGGGCGGGCTGCGTCTGCGGTCTACAAGGCGCACCTGCCTCTCATCACCACACCCTCTCCCCAACCGCCGCCGTCTTCCGCCGAGACGCAGCAGATCATCACCAACGCCACGAACTGGGTGCGCAACCTGGTGCGCAATGCGCCGCGCACGAACGGCGGCCACGACAGCAACCATCGAGCCATCAGCATGTATCACGCCTGGCCGCTGACGGTGAAGGTGCCGCCCGGCTACACCATCTCCGGCGCGCAGAGCAACTGCGACTATGTGCGTCACTGCGGGAGCGAGTTCCGCTGGTATCTGAGCAGCGCGCCTTACGTGCTGGTCTTTCCCTCTTTCACCTTCGCCCGCATCGACCTGCGCGACCGCACCACCTTCAACGCACTGGTGCAGATCGGGCCCTGGAGCGACGGCCAGCCCTGGCCAGCGCTTTACGTCAGCCGCTATTCCAGCGGCGACCAGGTGATTCACAAGGTCTATTACTACGGGAAGCACCCCAACGACACCCGCGCGTATCCGATCAAACTCTACTGGGAGAATCAGGAGATCATCGCCGATCACCGCACCAAACCGGAAGGGTGGGTCTTTAACCAGTCAACCTATAAGGGGCAGGGCGCACGGGGAAACAAGTATTTCTTCCGCACCGAGGACATTCCTGCCGCCAAACTCTTTCACAACGACGCCGACAGCCAGAAGCTGCGCAACTTCATCGCCCACGGCGCTTGGCCGGACGTCGATTATGACATTCACAGCCCGCTCTTTCACTGGGGCTTGAACCTGCACGACGAGTATATGTTCCATACGCCCGACTTCAATCCCACTTACTTCGACTGCACCCGCAGCAACAACGGCTGTCCGCAGGACTGGCCTTACGACGCTTCCCGCAGCGCAACGCAGGGATGGGGCTTCAGCCACCGCTCGAAGGTGTGCGTCTGGGAAGACGGCTACACATGGGTGCTGCGCCAGGACCCGCTTGGACTGCTGGCGCAGGCGATGCACATTCTCCTTAAATACAACGACCCGTGGCGCAGCTACGCCAGCCCGTGGCCGTGGGGCGTGCCGGGCGGCCCTCCGTCCACTGTGACGCCCATCAGCATGGTGGACTGGGTGTGGAACCGCTTCTGGCGCACCGGGGTGGGCTGCACCATGTACAACGTGCCCGTCATCGGCAGCGACCAGCGCGTCAGCAGCCTGCGCACGAATCAGATGCTGGTGGCCACGACGCTTCTGGGCTACCGCTATCTGCTCAGTCAGACCTGGCGGGACAGGGCCGACGCCGTGGCGGGCGTGCTGCGTCAAGTGCAGGTGGGCGGCTATGGCCAGCCGGTGAACGGCATCCACTCCATCGATGGGGAGATCGTGCGCCCGGACTACTTTGGCAGTCAGGCGTTCGTCTGGGACGCCCTCGACCCGCACGTGCGGCAAGGGGGAGCGCCCACATTGGGCGTGGTGGGCTTTGGCTGGCTGCGCCAGACGATCAACGCCTTCTTCAACCTGCCCAACGACGACGAGGACTGGATTCTCAGCACGGTGGAGACGACGGCCACCTATGCGCAGGCGTGGCGGGCGTATCTCTACCACAAGTTCAACATTCTGGCCGGGAACGTCTGTTTTTGA